GTTGTCGTCCTGCACGTGCAGAGCGGCGCCGTCAGTCACCAGAGCGCGGTCCGGCAGGCGGATCCGCCGCGTGGAGCCGATCTTGGCCCCTTCGACAGCAAAGCTGTCGTCGTACTGGCGGTTCACGTTGCGCGTGAGCACCAAGTTGTTTTCCAGGATCTCCAGGGCCTTCCTGGTGATCATGTCAATGGTCAGAATGCTATTGGCCACAGCGGGCTCCTTTCAAGTCTTAGCGGTTTGCTTGTGCCTGCATCTTTCGCATCTGGCGGGCTCGTTCAGCTTCAATCCACTCCGACGTACTCATGTTCTTGATGGAACGCGGGTCAGTCGTGTCGAATGACGGGTTGTTGTTGCTGCCACGGGCCGTTACAGGTGTGATCGGTGCTGGCGCAGATGTGGTTCGTTTAACGGGCGGATTGTCGGTCAGTCTGACCTCGATCTTCCCAATTTCTTTTGCCTGCAAGAACGGCGAGAGGCGCGAGATACGGTCCGCTTCTTTGGGGTTAGCTCCGAGGTAATAAGCTACATCAGGGCCAACATCAGAAGCGCGGATCGTTTCAGCCATCACGTCAGTGATTCGGACGCTCGGGTTGTAGGCGACCTGTTCAAAGTCGTCGTATTTGTTCCGGGCCTCTTCTTCTCTGTCGTGGTAGGCGTCAGCAATCGCTGCCTGTGCCTTTTGCTGCTCTCGCAAAGCAATCAGTTCTTCGGCCTTCTTGACAGCCAGCGCCTCGGCGTAGGCTTCAGGAGACTCAAACTGATCGACTGGCGGAACATCTTTCGGCGCAGACTGCCGGGTTTGCATATCTGCAAACTTGGCCGCTTGCTCTCGCTCCCACTTGCGCTGCTCTCTTGCGAGGCGCTTGCTGATCATCGCGTCGATTTCAGCTTGGGAAAACTTCTTTTCCTCTGCCGTCTGCTCGACTTGGTTTTCAGCTACTTCCGGCAAACTTGCTTCAGCATCAGGCGCAGCCGTTGCTGCCTGTGCCGGCGCGGGGTCTACTTCCGCTAGGACTTGGACTTGTTCAGTCATGGTTGCTCATGTTGAGCCCTGGTCTACCGGGCCAGTACGGTTCTCAGATTATGCGCTAAGAAGGCGCGGGGTCAAGATTCGTTAGTTCGGCAATGCGGTGTTGGCAGGCAACGTGCTCTGCGACCATGCGAGAACACCCGCCGCGCTCTTGCTGGAATTGCCGGTAATCTCAAGAATGTCAAACGTGCAAGAGGTTTGTGTGACGTCGGATTGAGATGACTGACTGACGTTGTACAAACGATTACTCACCATCTCAAACGTACCATTATGGTTGGCAATGTCAAAGCGTCGTGCTGAATATTCGCTCGACCAACTAATTAAGTTACGTTCAATCAACACATATTTCAAACGCGACAGTGAAATTGTCGAGCCGTTTTCAACGGTGTTAAAACAGAACCGCAACTGCGCCTTGCTGGATGCGTTTGTCCCTCCGTTTACGTCCATGCTGCGGTCCATGTTGGAGGCGTGTCCAACAAACCGGTTGTTGATGATGTTGACGTTGTTGAAAACAATATCCGCAAGGTCGTCAAAAGTCGCAACAAAATAGCCGCCGCCAAGATTCCAGCAGTTGTTGTTCTCGATGTAGACGTTGCTGATTTCAAATTCTGGGACAGCAATAGAGTTGTTGCGGAAGTAAACAAACACGCTGGCGCCGCTGGCTGAAGAGAGAGCGCCTATGTCTTGAGACGTAAAGGTGTTGTTCTGGATATAGAGGCCATCAACTGACGTGTTGTTGTTTTGCTGGAGCAAAAATCCAGTCAAACCGCGCATCACGTTTCCAATGATCTGAATGTTGGTTGAGTGACCGAATGCGCCGGGAGAATCAAGCAAACTCAAAAAGACGCATTGCCCCGTGCTGGCCGTCGTCACATCTGACAAATAGATGACGTTGTTTTGAACAGTTGCAGCCTGTGGGGATAATAGACGCACCCCAAGGCATTGACCACCAGCCGTCAATGGCTTAACGTAAATGGAGTTGTTTAGGATATTTACATTATCAGTGACGCTTTCGTTTGTGTTCGCGGGTAGAAATGCAACTCCGTAGCTGGTTACGTTTAGCCGGCAGCCAATTACGTTGATATTGGTGCGGTCAAACGACCGGATTTCTAACTCATTGCCAAAATCAAAACCTCGACCCGCTTGTGTCTGGTTATCATTGACAGCGATGTTTTCAAAGAACACGTTTCTGGCAACGCAGTTCAACACCGATCCGCCCGTGTGCGTAATCCGTGCGGTTCGGACGGTCACCACATCGCAATACCAAAAACTGGCATGGCTGGATGTGTTGATAGGTGAACCACCATCGGCTCTCCAGTCCACAATGCTGACCGCCGAGCACTCATAGAACTGCGGGCCTTCTTCGCGGATGTTCTTGGTTTTCAGTCGTTCAAAGTTGACACGGGTGCACCTGTCAAACTGAGCGACGCCAAACAGCAACGTGTCTCTCATTGGGAGAGATGTGTTCAAGTTGGTCACAAAGTCAAACAGTTCGCAGTCCGCAAACGTTAGGTTTTCAACAAGAACAAAGTACAGACTATTGATGCTTGTGAGTCCCGGACCACTATCGTAGTTGTACGCGCCTTTGGCAAAGTTGAACTTGATGTTCGTAAACGCGATATTTACGTTGCCGTTTGTAGTGTCAGCGTTGCGGAACATTTGGTTCGGATAACCACCAGTTCCTTGCGGCGTCATAATACCTAGCAATTCAGTGCCAGGAGAACCTTGCAACCACACATTACTGGGTACTTCTACAGTACCTGCAATTTTGTATGTGACAGGCTCAAAAATTACAATGCTGCCCGCGTCAACAGCCGCTTGGATCGCCGCCGTGTCATCCGTTACACCATCTCCAACAGCACCAAAATCGTTCACGTTGACGACGGGGCCGTCAATCATTGAGTACGTTACTTTTGTCAGAGACATTGCAATTCCTTACGCAAAATACGTTGCGGTAAAGTAAATAGTTCCTGTCGCCGCAATAGCGCCGATTGCGTACACGCTCGTTGATTGAACATATACACTTCCGCCAGCATTTAGGTTTAGGTTATTGTACGAACCTGTGCTGTCGCCGCTAACTGTAAAAGGCAAACCCGCGCAAATAATGCCGCCTGAAGTTGCCGAAACACTGGTTGAACCTGAAAGTTTACCAACCACGGTAACTTGTCGCCCAATCCGTGTGTAAGTGCCAGACGACGTAAAAGAGCCCGTTACAGTCAAACCACCGCCTTGAGTTGGCGTCCAAGTTCCTTGCTCGTACCAGTTAAGCAATTGACTTGTCATCCCCGCTGCGGGGGTGTTAGCGGTAAAGTTAAAGCCTCTGGCAGCAGTACCTTGAATTAAGTTGCCTGTGGCAAGTGTTTGATCGCCAGTAAACGACTGCGCTGCGTCGGTTCTTGCCGCCGTAAAATTGGCGTTCGGCGTAGTCATTACGCGCGTCGTTCCAGTCCCTGGGCCGGCAATTTGTAAAATGCCCGTGGTGGCGTTTGACCGCACGTTTTTGACAGTCAGATCGTCAACAGCAACTTTTACCGTGGCGCTTGACTGAACAATCGGCAAAACTTCTGTGCCGGCAAGCGGCGTGCTTGCGGCGGTCAGTGCAGAAATCTTTTTGTCGGCCACAATGTCTCCTTAGACGTAGTTGACTTCAATGCTTGAAGTAACCGGAGGCGCTTCAGAAAAAGTCAAAGTTACCCCCGCAACAGAATATGTGTTCTTTTGCTGGTACACGCCGTTTATGTACACGTTGGTCGCGTTTTCGCTGGCGGGAGCACTTGCTAAAGTAAACGCAACCGTCGCCCCGTCGCCTGTGAAGTTACCAATGATTGGTGCAGCATTGAAGCTACCGCCAACATTGTCAAACGAGGCAATAGTTACGTCCGTGGACGTTTTAAGGATAAACTTGTACAGAGCATTAAAATCATTCCAGATCTCGCCGCTAGGTACACGGCCAGCAGAGTCAAGGATGATGGGATTGGTGTGTGCCACCGCACCATTGCTTGACGTGTATGTGACTTGCGGCGTAGTGGTGCCGGCAAAATACGAGAAGATCTTGCCGCCCGACAACGGAACGCCGTTGTTGTCAAAGAACTGAGCGCCTACGCCACCAAAAATTGAAAGGGTCACGGTGGGCATTGTGTGTCCTTAGACGCTAAGCGCGGCAACCTTGTCTTGGAACGCCTTGATGCGGGCGTCGAGCGTTGCGCGGTTGGATTCCAGCGCTGCTGCCTTAGCTGCATAGTCAGCCTCACGCTCAGCAACCGCAGCCTCGCGGTTGGCGACCTGCTGCTCACGCTGCATCAGGTGCGTGGTCTTGGCCGCGACGTCAGTGTTGAACGCAGCCAACTGCTCCGTCAAAACAGCCTCGCGGGCGTCAACATCAGCCTTCTTGGCCTGCGTCTTCAGCGCTTCAGCCTGCGCGTCAGCCAAGATGGACGACGCCTTGGTAGTAGCTGCATCCAGTTCGGCAGCGGCCTTTTCGCGGTCCTTGTTGGCCTTGTCAACCGCGCTCATCGCGCCTTGGCGCTTGGCCAGTTCGTCGCGGGTCTTGATCAGGTTGGCCAGATCAGTCGGAAACTGCTGGGCGATGTAGTCGAGGAACTTGGCAGGATCGATGCTGCCGCCGTCGCCGTAAGTGACCATGACTGCTCCTTAGGAGTAGTAAGAGATGTTCAGCTTGGCGGTGCCAGTCTGCTCGATGAACCGGATCTGGTTTAGATCGCCGTCGTACTGCAGCGTGACGCCTGTAGCCAGCGGCATGCCCACCGTCGCGGTAGGAGCCGTGTTGTCATCACGCCAGCGCACTGCCGCACCCTCGGCCACGATGATGGCGATGCTGGGCTTGCACGCAAGGCCGTTCAGGTCAGTCTGGGGGACCGTCAAATTGGTGGCCGAAGACAACGACGTGATCTGCTGATACCCCAACCGAGTGGTGACAGCTTTAAGGTTGATGGACATTCAGAATCTCCCGCGCTCGGTGAGTGAACGCAATTTTACATAGGGTTGAGAAGAAGAAAACGGAGGCGTAGGCCCGCCCGCCACCGGGGGAAAGAAATACCCCGAGAAGAACGCTGCAGCGAAATACGTTTTAGGAAACATCGTAGGTCACGCCTGTGCGGTTGCCGTTAGCGTCTACTGTGGCCGTGATCCGTACTGTAGTGCCATTCACGCTCTTGATCAAAATCGGCCCGCTAGGCGAGCCTGCCAGTTCGCCCGCCACAGAGGCAGAAATCAACTTCAGCAAGTCGCTTGCAGTGTACGTCCCGTCGATCACTTCCGTCCACGGGTTGGCCGCGCTGCCGGCGTCGTTGAGCTTTTCACCCATTGTGCCAGCGACGTTGTATTGCGTTGCCAAAGCGCTCCAGACCGCCGCCGACAGGGACTGCGGGCTCAGCTCGGTGAATGGCGTGATGTCGCCCGACAGGTTGCCCGTGGCGCGTGGTGTGGCGCTGGCCGAGAACTGCACCAGCGTGGCGCCGACAGCGTCAACGATGGCCCCGAGCGTTGCGTTGTTGACCGTGAATGTGACAGCCGTGCTGCCCGACGCCGACAGCGCGCCTGCCAAGTTGGCAGCCAAACTGAACGTGATGGACGCGGAGCCTACCGCGCTGACCACCAGTTGACCGTCGGCGGGGTTGACGGTGATCGTGACCGTCGTACTGCCTTCGAGGTTGGCGCCCGCCGCGAGGTTCAGCGTGTCTGGCTCCACTGTGACCACGCACTGCGTGAACGACGACATCGCGCCCGGCTCGTATGGAAGTACCCAGGACGAAGGTGCGAGGTGCCCGCTGGGGATGCCCGCCAGCTTGGACGGGATGCCCTCGCCCACGGACTGGTTCATCCGGTCACCACGGCCCCACAGGGGGCGCAGCGTGCCG